CGAGACATACTTGGCGACGGTAATGAAGCAGGTGATTTAAAACATATTTTAAGCACATATAATAATGAGTTAGAAATTAGTGAAGCTATCCTTGAGCAAGGTGAAAATGAAGTACCTAAACATGGATTTGAAGCTGGGCACATATTTTACGATGCTGAAACTGGAAAAAAATCTGTATGGACATCTGATGCAAAACCGCCCTTGGGTAGTTCTGTTGTAGGCAGTGGTAGTACATTTCCTACTAATCCGTCTTCTGGTGCTTATTACTTAAGAACAGATTTTAATCCACATAGGTTGTTCCTTTATAAAGATGATAAATGGATTAAAGTTGAGGATGATACACGGCAAATATGGAAGGCAGCTAATACAATACTTACAACCTTTATTGAGAATACTGGCACAATGAAAGATGGTAATACTAACGAAATTATGCCAACTAAGATTGGATTAAGTAAAGCATTAAAACCGAAATCGGATTTTTAAAGAGAAATTAAATGGCAAGTAGATATAGAGAAGCAGGTTATTTTTACGATGAGCAATTTCGCAGATACATTCTGCAATTTATGAGGCTCTTTGGTGGCTTATTAGTTAAAACCGGCGAAGGCAAAGATGGTGTAGAAAAGTTTATTAAAGTACCTTGCAGATATGCTGATATGCAACGCATGGTCGGGCATATACTAAAAAACAATAGCGAAAACGTTATTAACTCTTGCCCATTTATTACATCACATATATTAACACTACAACCAGATCGAGCACGAACACTTGATCCATTATATGTTGATAAACAACAAATTTCAGAACGAGCATTTGATGAAGAAACTCAGCAATATACAGAAAAAATGGGAAATAGATATAGTGTAGAAAGATTAATGCCTACACCATACACATTAACAATGCAAGTAGATGTATGGACAAGTAATGCAGATCAAAAATTACAATTAATGGAACAAATACTAGTTCTATTTAATCCATCCATTGAACTACAAAGTAACACTAATATACTCGACTGGACATCTCTTGTTATTGTAGAATTAACAGATATAAGTTGGAGTTCACGCGGCGTTCCACAAGGAGTCGATACACAAATTGATATTGGCTCAATGACATTTACAATGCCTGTATGGATTAGTCCTCCTGCAAAAGTATACCAACAGCGTGTTATTCAACAAATTACAAACAGGATCAACGATTACCCCGATGATTGGGATCCTGATGCTTATGATTTCTTTGGAGAGCAAACTTTCTTAACTCGAGATATTATTACTCCCCTTAATGCATCAATTAATGTAGCAAATGGACAAATACAATTATTAAACTACGCAGGACTAAATGATGATGGTGATGGTAATGAAATGAATTGGACCAAATATCTCGATCAATATGGTGGCTTAAAAGATAATGTTACGCAAATTAGATTGCGACTTAATGCAGATCCTGAAATAGATTCAAATCCAGTTGACATAGTAGGCACTATTGAAACGACTGGAACTGGAAATATAGTCAACTATACTGTTGATACTGACACACTACCCGGCACAGCGTTTACAGTTAACGCAATTATTAATCCGCATAAAAGTTATCCAAACGATGGCACATTACCAATAGCGGCAAACGGACAAAAATATTTAGTACTCGACGACATAGGTGCAACAGGCGCAGGCAATGTTACAAATGCATGGGGCAATCTTATAGCAAACAAAAATGATATTATACAATATAATGGCAGTAGTTGGGTAGTATTTTTTGATTCATCTGTAACATCAGATATTACTTACATACAAAATAATTTTACTGGAGACCAATTTAAATGGAACGGAACACAGTGGATGGATTCTTATCAAGGGAGATACTATCCAGGGTTTTGGCGGATAGTGATGTAAAAAACACCGAAAGGCATACATTAATACAATGCCCTAAGTGTAAAAAAGAGTTGTACTTTGACGATGAAAAAAATAAGTGGTTTTGTAAATCATGTAAATATATACATAAGGTGTTATAATGATAAAAGCAGTAGGCACTATTTTTTTAAGTCTTAAGACTAATCGTATATTACTCGGACTCCGTTCTGCAGACAGTTCCCATCCATTGACATGGAGTTTCTTTGGCGGTAAAGTCGAAGAAGGAGAAACTTTAGGCTACGCACTACAAAGAGAATTAGAAGAAGAACTCATAAATTTTCCTAAGATTATTAAAACAATACCATTAGATAATTTTGTTAGTAACGATGACGGTTTTAATTATGCTAGTTTTGTAAGTATCATTACAAATGAATTTCATCCAGAACTAAATGATGAACATGTGGGTTATGCATGGGTTAACATAGGAACATGGCCAATACCGCTACATGCTGGAACTAGACTAATCTTACAAAATAAAAACAATATTAAAAAACTTAACTTAATTCTTAATAGAACTAACTCTAAGTAAACTGCTCAGCAAATGGGTCAAATTCTATACCACATTTTTGGGCGCAAACACCTAATTTGCCATTTTCTAAACTATTCAGTGCCCAACTATTTTTAATATCCTCTAATAGTCCATTATTATTAACAACATCACTTAACCGATTATTAATAACATCAATACCTTCTTTACCGCCGGCGCGATCTATAAAATCCCAAATTTGTTCAACTTTATAATCTTTATGCCACCACTTGTACATACGACCGGCAGTCCAACAACACGGCATAAGAAGTCCTTCGGCAGTTATAAAAATACTCTTATCCTCATTAGCAACTTTACAGTTTATTTGGCAAGTGTTGTAATAATCCAACATACTACCATAAGTTTTAATTATTTCTTCTTGCTTTAGCAATGCCCTATTTTTATATTCTTCTTTAGTAGGTTTTGTTAAATTTTGTGTTTCTTGCCCTTTACGATTTACTGCTTGATGATCTTCTTTTGCTTTGCTTGTTGCGCTACTAATAAATCTTCCTGTTTTCTTTTTAGTAAACTTTTCAAATCCTAATTCATTAGCAAGCATTTCTGCTTCCTCTACTTGATGTTCATTGTGTTCAAATATTAAAAAGTCCCATCGTGCTCTGCCGCCGGCGCCAATAAATGCTCGCATACTACGTTCAACTATATCCCAATTTACATTCTGCCTATATAAATGATTTGTATCTTGCAACCCATCAACACTAAAAATAACTGTACCCATGCGTCCATATATTTTAGCAAGTCGTTCCCACCATTCGGGTTCACGAGCACCAGCATTTGTATTCATACTTAACCACATATTAGAATTATGCTTTCTAAAATACTCAAACACTTCTAATGTATCTTTAGCAACAATTGGGTCTCCTAAGTTACCACACATATACATTGTTTTTAATTGTTGTATAAAAGGAATACTAAAAATTTTTTGGGAATCTTCTAATGATAATTCAGCATCAGTCATATGCGGATTATCAGCACCACCGTTCATATTGCGATCGCACATAGGGCAAGCTGCTTGACAACGTTGTGTAATTTCTAAATGTACTGTTCTAATTTCATCATATCGGTACATTAACGATATCCTATTAACATAAACCTATTATACTTTTCAAGATTTAATACACCTTCATATAAAATATTATCAAGTGGTGCTATTTTTTTAAATTCATCAATATCGTTTACACAATTTATATGATCATCTATTTCAAAATAATCATTAGTTTGTAAAACAACCAATGCACCTTTAGGAATTAAATTATACCATAAAACAAAACTAGTTAAATGCTCACAACTTGTATTAACAATAGTAGTAGGCCTATCATATAATTCTTGTGCTTCACCATTACTTTTTATAGTATCATACGTATGGCCATCTCTATAATTAATTAAATGTATATCTTCAGTTTGTGCTTTGAATTGCCATTCAGCCATTACATATGGTCTATTAATAGTATCAGCAATTTTATAACATCCTTCATCTTTATCAAAAGATCTAATCTTCTCAACTTCTAAACCTGATTCAAATAACAGCAATGCCAAAGAACCATACCATCCAGCACATAAAAATACTGTGCCGAGATTTATATCTAATTTTACTAATTCATCTACAAGCCATTTTTTACTAGAAATTTGTCCCCTGGAAAAAGCATCGCGGAAATCTATATCTGGAAAAGTTCTTATAACTCTTGGAAGTGTATCAAACAAAGCAGGTGGATTTTCAATAAACAAACCAACTAATGCTCGAATTTCTTTATTTACAACTGCTTGGCGCAACGCATTCATTTGCCTATTTTCTGCATCTAGCCTTGCTAATACTCTAAATATTGAATAAATATTTTCTTCAATTATTGATTTACGCAAATCTTCTACAGGCATTGACAATGGTAAAAATTCTTTTTCTTGAAAATGTTCTACTACTCTAAAAACTGCGTGTAGATTCTTTTCTAGTGTACCTCGTCTAACATTATCTATAAGTTCAACAATTACTAAATCTTTCTCATTTGCATCAGCCGAAGCATTTTCAACTAATCTAAACAATGAATACAAATTATCTTCGACTATTGCTTTACGTAAATCTTCTACTGGCAATGTTTCTTCATTTTCTATTAACCTAAATAATGAATGTAAATTATCTTCGACTATTGCTTTACGTAAATCTTCTAGCGGTGCAACTTTTATAAATCCTGGTAATAATCTAAACAATGCATGTAAATTTAAATCTTCGCCTGCTATTTTTCTTAAATCATCTAATCCAGTTTCGCCATACCCTTCAAGTACTCTAAAAATAGAATAATGATTTTTCTCTGTTATTGCTTTACGCAAATCATTTAATTTTTCTGAAGGAGCATAATTATCAAACACTCTGAAAAGAGATCTATGATTCTTTTCTGTCATTGCTTTACGTAAATCATCTATACTAATACCAGCATATTCAAAAACTCTAAATATAGATCTATGATTTTCTTCTACTACTGCTTTACGCATATCTTCAATTAATTGGGCATGTAAATCATTACCAGTAGCAAATTGAGCAAAAATACGAGATATTGCATGTGGATTTTTTTCCATTACTGCTTTTCGAAATTCATCAACAAGTTCATCTTGCTCCGATATGCTAGTAGCAATTCGAAAAATACTACTCAGATCTTCATCAATAACAACTCGACGAATATCACTTAAAACCGGAGTTGTTTCACTATAAAGTAATTCATATCTATCTAATATTTCATGTGTTTCCATAGTACCTCCATAATAGTTTATTATAGCATTTATTTGTTCGATTTGTCAAACTGTTTTTTAATCCAATCTCTATCATTAATCTTGTCTAATGCTTTTGTATTACCTTTATTTGCCTCGCCATATTCGCGTCCTTTTTGTGCGCCTAATATTGCCCAGTCGCCGTGTTCGCGGTCTGCGCCTTTAGTGCACCATACATCAAGCCATTCTAATATACGAGGATCATTGCTACTATCATAATGTCCTTCAGGATCTTTAATTACTTGTGCCGCTAATTTTGTACATTCTCTAAACCCACTTCTAAATGCTGAAAGCGGGTCAGGATTAATATAAGTTGAGTTGCTTGTTTTAGGCATTGCCTTAAACTTACCTGCTACACTTGTCGTAAAATCGATATGCCAATTATCTGCCGCGCGAACCGGTTCCCGTGGAAATAATTTTATACCACCATAGCCATAAACTAAATCATTAACTGAGTTTTTACATCGCCAAACATGTATACATTCATTTTGTTTTACTCCGTCCCAATACTCTAACTCACTACTCGGCCTATAAGTAAAATCAAAATCATCTTCAAGTATTGCATCAGCATCTACAACATAAAACATTGTTGTAAGAGACTGCCTTGCACATTCTTTGTGCCCATAAAATATACCCTTAACACCTGCAACTCTTTTTGCCCACGGTATGCGTTCTTTTAATTTCTCATATGTCTCATCGGCAAACGGTTCATAATAACTTAAATGGAATACTTCTAACATAATGCTTTACACCTATTATAAAAATCTGTATACTCAGGAAATGTTTCTAAAAAATTAGTATTACGGCGCCTATCATATTCATCAGCATACTTAACAAAGTCAGTACGATTTACTTTTAATTGTTGCTCACTATCAATTGTTTGAAACCAATTTAATAATCGTGTCATCATTTCTATCTCATGGCTTACAAATCCTGGTGTGTTGTCATCACCTCTATGTGCTTCCATATAATCAATACTTTCAATAATATAATGCTCAAATGTATTATCTAAAATTTTAATAGTTAAAAACGGAGGATTACGCAAGTATGGTACACTTACCATTAAAGGAGGATGCCACGGTTCATCCCACGACGACTTGCATCTTAACTCATATATCTTTTTTAAAAAATCTGTAAAACTACTAACACTTAACGCATTATACGTACACATAAAATCTATATGTAATTTAGGAACTTCGTTTTGTAAACGAGCAATATTTTCCCAAAACTTATTATACTCTAATCCATACCGTATCCATTCTGCTTTTTTATGTGTTGCTTCTATACTTGTAAAGACACCAACATTGTCAAGTTTCTCAGTTATAGGTTTTATAAGACTAATAAACTCATTAAAGTTTTTATCAGGCACACACATATTAGTGTTTATTGCCAACTCTAACTCTTGTCGAGGATTATCGTTAATCTCATTTAATACCCTAAATGTATTTTTATTTAATAACGGCTCGCCACCGGTAATTCTAAATGTATGTAGTGAGTTATATAAGTCAGGCCACCACTTCCAAAATGCTTCAACATATGGATTATACTCTCGTTCAAGTATTGGCCGTGTGCCTTTATAGTCTAAATGTTCTAAACTACCAAATCCTAAACTTGTAGGATACGGACCATATTGTTTTGATTCTTCATACCATTGACTGCTAATATTAGGATAGCAATACATACATTTAAAATTACAAACATTACCGAAACTAACTTCAAGATATCTTGGATTAGGGTTATCGTTCCATGGCTTACTTGCCGCTTCATCAAACCACGGAGCAGACCACATTGACGCACTTTTAATATGCCTGTCGCTAAAATTCTCACCAGGACTATCTTCCACATTCCAACAATATTGACACTCAGGTGGGCGAGTACCTTCTAACATTTCTTTCCTGCGTTCTTTTTTAAATTGTGTATTATGTAATGCTGTTGGATTATTAGTTAATTCATCCAACGGTACTTTATGTGTGCCAGGATGATGGCAACTATGTGTATGCCCATTTTGTAAATGTACAGTTACTTGATACCATTTAGCCAAGCAGAAACTACTACTAACAGAGTCTAGCTTTTTCTTAATAGTTTTTACTTCTTCGAGAAAGTAATCTGTCATGCTAAATTATTTTTTTCCATCCACTTTTCAGTAATATTAACACCCACACGCGGCGGATTAACATACACTCGTTTAAAAAATTTACTAGCATTAGCATCCATTTCACCTAATTGCATACCAAGTCTTGTTCTCAATTCATCACCAAGTGATATAATACGGTCATCGATATTATTATCATTAACATCGACTGTTACGAATTCAAAAAATTCTCTAAACCAATCATAATCCCTTACATTATGGTGATTAAAAGTAGGATCTAAATTACATAACTTACAACCTAATCGTGTACCATATATTGCCCACTTACCATTATCAACATCGGCGCCTACTGTTGCCCATATAAGTAACCTCACATAATTTTTATGCCAGATCATTCTTTCAAACTCGCCTGGCTCCGGTTTTACTTTTTCACCATCTGCTAATGACATTTTGACCCCTTCGCGAAAGCCTCCCCTAAATGCTTGATAAGGACTACCATTGGGATGATTCATACAATAAATATCATTCATCTGTTGGTAATCTAAATCCCAACAAAAATCTATAGCTGCCGATTCATTTTCGGAGTGTTCGTGTGTCTTCATTGTAAGTGTAGGTTGTTTAGGCCATAATTTTATTCCGCCGTTTCCATACACTAACCCATTAATAATATTTTTACTACTCCAACTCCAAATTGATCTTTCATTTGCTACTGGATCTATTTCTAATTCGCCGTCCCAGAAAGTCTCATCAACAATATTATCACCGTCTATTGTAATAAATCTATCAGTTTTACTTGCCTTAGCGGCGGCTTTATGAGCACTATCAAATCCTTTAACACCATGTACTCGTTGTGCCCATGGTATTTTATTAACTAAATCAGCATAATGCTTTTCGCAATTAGGTTCATCAAAACTAATATAAAAAACATCAAACTCGTTTAAACTATGTTTTGTCATTTATACTTCCTCATATATATAATCATCATAAATTCGTTTTGTAAATACACTAAT